GAAAACAGGTGGCGGATTCAATTAGTCTATAATGGCGATTCTTTGGGAGAGGGGATTGGTAGTGTTTATGCTCTAGAAGAACAGATTGAGGGAATAGTTAAAAAATTCGATGTTTTTGATTACTACTATGATGATGGCGCGATACAACTTGTTGAATATATAATGGAGAATAATGGTATTATTCCAACAGAAAGATTTAGTGTTCGTGACGTTGTTCGTGACTATGACCTTTATGATGATGCTTGGTGGAGTGTTGCCGAAGAAGAAAATGCGGAGCATGACTATTTTGGCGGAGAATATCTAAATTTTATCGCCTTTCAAGACGAAACCAGCCTGGACCTTATGGAATTTAAAGATAAGATACCGAAAAATATGAAACAAGCGGCATACAAACACATATCTGATTTTTTAAACTTAGTCACAAGCAATGATGAAATAGCAGGAAAGTTGGCACTAAATCAAGACACTTGGGACAAAAAAAGAGACCCCAACATTGTTATATCTTATGATGGTACAACAAAAGATTTAGAACCTGAGGAGTTAGACCAAGCCGACATGATAGACATTAAGGCAGGTGTAAGTATGTACACTGATTACTCTGAGGAGATTCTAGAAAAAACTGGTAAGTATTTAAAGGATGATGCTAGTATTGATGACCTTAATGAGAGAATTATGGCTCAACTTGAAAAATACGTAGCAGATAAATTAAAATCACAACAAGGTATCACCGAGAACAAAAAGAGGGTAAGAATCCGTGTCAGAAGATAATAAATGGAAAAAACCAAGCGCGCCCCCACCCCCTATGTTTTTTGGCAAGAAGGAGCGAGACCTTGTAAAACAAGTAAATGATGAGATTATTGAAAGAATTATAGGCCAACAGATTTTGTATTTTCCTTTAGATCTTGAACATACAAATTACCATCCGTTATATGGAGAAGCAGTTGAAAAAACATTTCTACCCCCCATAAGGGTGCATGCGCTGGTTGAGTTTCAAGGTGTTGAAACGTCAGATATGGAAAACGTCGCTATTGATAAAGCAACGAAGATAAAAGTAATGTTTCACAAGCGCCGTTTAACTGAAGATCAAAATCTTTTTGTGAGAGAAGGTGATTTTGTAAAGTATGGAGAAATATTTTACGAGATAGTTAAGTTAAATGAACCAAAACTTTTGTTTGGGCAAGTTGAACATAGGTTTGAAATTCAAGCCCAATGTATAAGATCAAGGGATGGGTTGTTTAATGCCGAGTGAGTTAGAGAAAGAGCTTAACCTGAGGGTGTCGACACTAGAAGACATAGACGCATCAATGTATAGGTTCATTGATAGTATCTTAAACCTTCATACAAACACAAACAAAGGTTTTGAAAAAGTACCAGTATTGTGGGTTGGTTCTGAAAGAGCCTTTCAAATAAAAAACAACAGAGATTATCGTGATTCTGTTGGAAAACTTAGATTACCGCTTATTTCTATTGAGCGAACATCTCTAGAAAAAGATAAGGCATTTAAGGGAAGTATTCAAGCGCATAATGACTTGCCCAATGACGGAGAAAGAACTTATCGTGGCGGTCAGTTTAAATTGGTTTCCATTTTAAACCAAGAAAAAACTAGAGAATTGCAGTCTATTGCTTCTCAAAAATTTAACGGCCAGGAAAACTACCCAAAAGATGGAAAGAGGTATGTCTATGATGATTATTACATCCCACTACCAGTTTATGTAAAAGTGATGTACAGTATTACTTTGAGAACAGAGTATCAACAACAAATGAACGATCTTGTTGTACCTTTTATCTCCAGACCTGGTCAAATAAATCATTTTTTGTTAAAACAAGAAGGTAAAATTTACGAAGGTTTTGTTGAAACATATGATAGCTCAAATAACTTAAATAATCTCGGAGAAGAAGAGAGAAAGTTTGAAACCAAAGTTACAATAAAGGTTTTAGGATATGTGACAGGGGCCGGATTTAACGAAGAGAGGCCTAAAGTTATTAAAAAACAAAGCTTTGTTGAAATAAAGCTTCCAAGAGAAAGAATTGCTTCGCAAGCAGAAGTTGATGATGTTTTTGGTGAGGATACAAAGAATAAAATCAGAGTAACGTATGTCATTGACTAAAAGCCAAACTATTTATTGAGAATAATATTTTAAAGGAGAATTATTAATGCCTAGAAAATTTGATTTTTTGTCACCCGGTATTGAAATAACAGAGGTTGACCAATCTATTTTACCAAACGAGGTTGATGCAGATGGCCCTGTCATCATTGGACGATTTAGGAAAGGACCGGGAATGAAGCCGGTAAAGATACGTTCACTGAATGATTTCATTTCGGTTTATGGAAACCCTGTACCTGGTGGCTCTTCACTTCAAGGTGATGTGTGGAGAGACGGACCCCAGTTGTCCGCTCCAACTTATGCTGCATATGCTGCTCAAGCATGGTTAGCATCAGAAACCTCTCCTGTTAATGTCGTAAGATTGCTCGGAGACGAACACCCGCAAGCAACGGGAACAACTGGTAATGCTGGTTGGCAACTTTCTGCTTCTATTCCAAGTTCAACTGATGCTGATAACTCAACAGCATATGGTTTGTTTGTTATTGATAAGTCGAAAGGGGCCGACGCAACTGCTATTACGCTTCAAGTAGGTGCATTTTTTAACGCTGATAATATTGGTAATACCGGCAATATTTTGCTCAGAATCATTCAGGGATCTCCAACTGCTACGCTTCATGAAGCCGAAAATGCTGGTCAAGGTCTTAAATTTGAAATAACATTTGATGAAACAGCCGACGTAACAGCGGTTTCAGCTAATGCCGACGGAGGTTCAAACGGCGTACCTCTTATTACCGCAGGGTGTAACAACACTAGTGGTAACATCACAGAAATAATGGCTCAAATAGAAAGAGCTTATGAATTAGCTGTAACGAATGGATATATTTCTAACGTTACAATTGACAACCTAGGAGCCACTCTTAAAATATACAACCTAGACACAACAGTTAGTCTTGTAATGACCGAGACCAAAGGAAATGGTCACATTGCTGGTCTCGGTGTTGAGTCCGATGGTAGTGGTAATATATCGGTGGCAAAAGAGCTTTTGAATAATAACGTCAATTCATCCCCTTCTGCTCTTGCCGCAACAGTGGCGGCTGGTGAAGGTGCTCTTGCTGCTATCTTCTATGTTGATAGTGGATACTTGGGGCTAGTTGGTACTGACGGTGCTGGATTGACCGCTCAAACAAAAGCAGAAACAATTATTGAATCAAATCAAGATAACCTAGGTTTTACACTTCAGGTTTATGACTCCGCAGGTATTGCTGGAGATCAAATCTCATTTAACTTTGATAGAAACTCCAAAGACTACATTCGTCAAAAATTCAACACAAACCCACAAAAAGTTAACAGTGGCGTGACAGATTCAGACGATCTCAAAACTTATTGGCTGGGCGAGTCTTTCGAAAGACATCTCAAATCAAAAGTAACAACAACAACAAAGCATGAACAATATGGTGTACTTCTTCCTCTTCAAAAAGGAAATGATGCATCTGCTGCTAAAAGTAACTGGTCTTATCACAGAGTTGGCTCACAAGAAGCAAAGTCTGGTTGGCTTATTGATTACGACCGCAAAACTGCTTCTGATTACGATGCTAGAAATATGACAAAACTCTTCCGTTTTGAATCATTACACGCTGGTGAAGAAATACAGAAGTCTATCATGGTCGCAATCGAAGATCTTAAATTAGCAACAAACTCTGGTATCTATGCATATGGTACATTTACAGTTAAAGTTATGGATATGAATGGTGGAACTCTTGAAAAATATTCTGGGTGTAACCTTGATCCAAACTCTCCAAATTTTGTGGCTGTTCGTATTGGTGACATGTACATGGAATGGAGCGAATCAGACCGTCGTTATCGTTCTTATGGTAATCATCCGAACATGTCTGACTATATTCGCATCAAGATGTACGATGAAGAACAAAATTATGATGCTGCTGCGTTACCTGCTGGTTTTTACGGACCGGGAATGCCAAAAGGCTTTGGCGCTGTTGTTGGAGATCCAAACATTAAATCGCTTGACCTAGGCACTGAATTTACTGGTTCTTTCGCGAAAGGCGCAGACTCAGTTCCTATTGGATCTGGTGGAGATGCTATTAAGCTTGGAAACATTGAAGCGGTCAAATTTACTTGGCCTTCAATTCCATTGCGAGTTAATGGGTCTGATGGTTTCTCTGCAAATCCATACAAAGTTTATTTTGGTGTAAGACCAAAAGTTGATGCAAATTCTACTCTGAACGATGAAGACTATTGTGATTATGTAAGAATGCTTCCGTCCTATTACAGGACTCAGGCGCACAATGTTACAGATAGTGGATTTGATTATTCGTTTGTTTTCTCTCTAGATGATATCAAGATTGATACGACAACAAACTCAGTTACATACGCTTCAGGTTCTCGACAAGCCAGTAGCAACAAAAGCTACACAGCGACAAATGGCTTCTCTGCTCTCTTGGACAAAGATGTCAAGCAGTTTGTGGTTCCATTGTTTGGTGGGTTTGATGGTCTCAATATTAAAGAGAAAGAATCTTTTAACTTTGATGACATCCAGGCAACAACAGCAGATACAACAAACTATCTTGTTTATTCTTTGAATAAAGCATTGGATTCTGTGTCTGATGAAGAAGCTGTTCCCGCTTCACTTCTTGCAATACCTGGGATTAAAAACACTCACATTACAGACAAGGTGATCGCCACAGCGCAATCACGCAAAGATATGTTGGCGGTGATTGACTTGATTGGGGACTACACTCCATCATTTGAATCACGAGATTCTCAATCACAAAGACTTGGCTCTGTTGTTGATACAATTTCTAATATTAAGAGCAGAGCGATCAATTCAAGTTATGCAGCGGCTTATTACCCAGCAGTTCAAATTAGAGATAATTTAAACAACGGAGAGCGTGTCTGGGTTCCTTCATCAGTGGCTGGTCTTGGAGCGATTGCTCAATCTGAGGCTGCATCTGAGCTTTGGTTTGCCCCTGCTGGATTTAACCGAGGTGGTTTAGGAAGCCTTGGTGGATCTTCTGGTCCAACCGTTATTCAAGCAAGACAACGCCTTGATGTCTCAGAGCGAGATAAATTGTATGAAGTTAATATCAACCCAATCGCTACATTCCCGAATGAAGGTGTGGTTGTGTTCGGTCAGAAAACACTTCAACAGACCCCATCTGCTTTGGACAGAATTAATGTTCGTCGTTTGATGATATTCCTTAAAGCAGAAATTGGAAAAGTTGCAAAAAATCTCTTGTTTGATGCAAATGTTGAAGCAACTTGGGGAAGGTTCAGATCACAAGTTACTCCAATCTTAACAGATGTAAAGACCAAATTCGGATTAACACAATTTAAATTGGTTCTTGATGAGACAACCACAACACCAGATTTAGTTGATAGAAATATCATGTATGCTAAAATCCTTTTGAAACCAGCAAGAGCAATCGAGTTTATCGCAGTCGACTTTGTAATCACCAGATCAGGCGTTGATTTTACTTAGAGTAACTAATTATTAAAGTAATAGGAGAAATTAATAATGGCATTTTGGAACACACCCGGCAATCAAGACCCCAAAAGAAACTTTAGATTTAAAGTTTTATTTACTGGAATTATGGGAACTGAAACCCATGTTTGGTGGGCAAAAAAAATTAACAAACCAAATTTCACGGTAGCAGAAGGAAAACATGTTTATCTTGGACATACATTCTACTATCCCGGGAAATTGGAATGGCAAGCAATATCAATGACCTTGGTAGATCCAGTTACTCCCGGTGCGCTAAAAGCAATAAATGAAACCATTGAAAATTCAGGATACGATGGTGCCCCAGAAGCCCCAGGTGATGTAATTACAATGAATAAACCAAAATCAACTGCTGCCCTTGGAAACGTTCAGATACTTCAAATTGATGGAGATGGAAATAATACTGAACAGTGGACTCTTTTTAATCCATTCATCAAAAAAGTTGCATTTTCTGATTTGGATTATGAAAATGATGATTTATCAACGATTGATCTGGAATTAAGATATGATTGGGCTAAATGTGAAACTTTCTCTAATGGCGGAAACCTAGAGAGTACGTTCTTCGCAGGAACATAATAGTGGCCTGGTGGAACGGCAAAAAAGAGCTTTCAATACAACCAAAGATAAAAAGTCAGTTTTTGGTTTCTTTTGGTTCGGGCTTTTTTTTGCCGAATGTGAAATCTATCACAAAGCCAAAGATTGATTTTGAAGTAAAGGATTATCAATTGTTAAATCATAAATTTCATTATCCCGGAAATGGCACATGGCAACCAATAACTATTAAATTTGTTGATATGAATGGTATGGCTGGTGCTGGCAAGGAAAGTTTTGATACATCGGCTTTTCTATTTCAAGTGCTGAACAATTCGGGCTATAGAATTCCATTCAACGATGAAGATGTTAATAAAGATCCTTCATTCACAGATAAATTTGGCCACAAAATTGGCACCAAAGGGACATTCAGATCAATATCAACCCCAGAAAAATCTTCAACAATTGCAAATTCTTTTGGAAAAGGATTACGTGATGTGGCAGATTTTGACGGAGCAAGTTCAACAAAACAAAAAATTCAAATTGTGCAAATTTACACCCATGGATCCGAAGTAAAAGTAAATGAAGTGTGGGAGATAATTAACCCATTGATAAAAACAATATCATGGGGAGATTTAGACTACTCCTCAGATGATCCCGTTGAATGTGAACTAGAAGTTGTTTATGATTGGGCTGTTATAAGAAGAGATTTAATGGGTAAAACCGTGAATGAAGTAGGAATAGATTATCAAGCACATGTAGGATTTAATAATTTATGGGGCCCGAAAAACAATAATAATAATAACTAAGAGGTATTAATGAGAAGAAATAATGAAGATAGAGTAAAATCTAGAAGACAAACAGAAACTGTTGATCCAGCATCCGTATTGGATTTTGTCGTCCCAACAGAATTTGTTGAACTACCTTCGGGTGGTATTGGATATCCAACAGGACATCCATTAAAAGATCAAGAGACGATAGAAATTAGGTACATGACCGCAAAAGATGAAGATATTCTTACATCCAGATCACTGCTTAAAAAAGGTATTGCTCTGGAAAGACTTATTGACAACCTTGTTGTGAATAAAGCGATATCATCAGAAACAATTTTGGTTGGAGATAGAAATGCAATTATTATTGCAGCAAGGTCTTCGGCTTATGGTAACATTTATGATACAAAAGTTCAGTGTCCAGCATGTGCAGCATCACAAAAAGTTTCATTTGACCTAAATGACTCAAAAATTTCAGTATCTGATGTATCAGACTATGAAGTTGAAGAAACAGAAAACGGCACATACTTTGTGAACACACCAAAATCAAACATCAAAGTTGAGTTGAGGCTTTTAAATGGAAAAGACGAGACAAAGTTAATGAAAATGATGGGCAAAAATTCAAAAAATGATGAAATGATTTCTGCTCAAATGAAAATGTTTGTGAAGTCAGTAAATGGTCACTCTGGGCCTGAATTTATAGAGTATTTTGTTAGTAATGTGACGGCTTTTGAGTCTAGATGGCTTAGAAAATGTTATGATGCACTCTCCCCCAACATTAAAGTATTTAAAGAATTTGAGTGTGTTTCTTGTGACTATGAGCAGGAAATGGAGGTGCCGTTTAATACGGACTTTTTTTGGCCTGACTCCTGAATACATGCAAAACGTGTATGAGGTGTTCTTTAATTTAAAGCATTATGGTGGATGGTCTTTATCCGAGATGTATTCACTGCCCGTTGGCTTGAGAAAGTGGTGGCTTGAAAGAACAGTTAAAGAATACGAGAAAGAAAAAGAAGAATATGAAAAAGCTAAGAGGTAAATGGACCCTTTTAGCTTTCATTTTTTTTGAAAAACTAATTATTAGCAAATGGATCGATAAAAAAAAGTTGATTTTTGATAGGAGACTTCAATAATGTCAGGTGAAGGTGGTGGAAATGTAGAAGGCCTCACGGCCGGTGGGATAGCTCAATCAGCCGTCGAACAACTTAAGACTCAAGAAAAATTAAAGCAAAACCAGCGTGAAATTCAAGAGATAATAGGGAACTCTTTACAAGCAACACAAAAACTTTTAGAAATTGAAAATATCAGACTCGGAACGCTTGAAACACAATTGGACCGATTAGCTAAAGGTAAAATAACACTAGAAGAAATCGAAAAGAAATATGGTAATTTACAAAACTATATGGATACGATTTTAGAAGATACAAAACTTAACCAAAAACAACAAGAATTGCTAAATCAAGCTTTAGCTAAAGGCAATACTGGTTACAAAGAAGCGGTAAAGTTGGTTCAAGAATTTCGCGGTCAGCAAAAACTTGCATCTGAATTTTCTGAAAAAATAGCCGACGTTACCAGTAGTTTGGCGTCAAAGATGGGTATTGTAGCAGATGCTTCAAAAACAATGTCTGGGCAGTTCATAGGTTTTGTTGCGACTGCGGCTAAACTTAAAGACCCTGCGAAGGCCTTTTCTTTAATGGCAGATGGTGCGCTGGAGCTTTTCAATCCTTTAAATATGGTTGCAAATGTTTTTGATAAGTTAATAAAAAATGCCATGGCTTTCGGGGATGCAGCAGCAAACTTGCGTTTGGCAACAGGTTTTTCTAGGGACTTTGAATCAGAAATGACAAGCCTTTATGAAATCTCAGCGCAATACGGAATGACAATAAAAGAATCAAATGAAACATACACAGCTATGATAAAAAACATCAAAGGCGTCAATGTTGCTAATAAAGATTTGCGAGACGGTCTCGCAGAATCCGCTATTGTTTTGAACAGACTAGGTGTTAGTTCAGATGTCACAACAAAAAATCAAGAATTCATGCTTAAAACAATGAAGGCCTCCGGACCACAGATAGCAAACACTTTACAAGATATCGCTATACGAGCAGACGCTTTGGGGGTATCAGCCGAAGAGCTCTCAGCGCAATTTGCAAAGTCTATGGATTATCTTATCGCTTTTGGCGAAGAAGGTGTTGAGGCTTTAAAAGATCTGCAAATACAAGCTGCCGCAAGTGGTGTTGCTGTTGACTCGATGATAAAGATCACACAGTCATTTGATAAATTTGCAGATGGCGCAAAAAAAGCAGCAACAATGAATGCTGTTTTGGGAACCAGTTTAAGCTCAATGGCACTTATGACGATGAATCCTGCCGAAAGAATGAGAGAATTGAGAACTCAAATTAATATGGCAACTGGTGGTGTTGAAAATATGACAACCGCTCAAAGACTTTTTACAGCAGAAGCAATGGGTTATACATCCGTTGCGGAGATGATGGCAGACCTGCAGTCTGATCCATCAAAAATGGAAGAAAGAGTTGAACTGCAAAGACAAGAGGAAGAGATACAAAAAAAACTAGCGTCTGCGATGGAAAAACTCGTTCCTCTTGGTGTGCAACTCTCCAGAGCATTTGATGAACTAGCCAGTGATGGAGGGACAATCAATGCTTTTGTCGGTGCCATTAAAGCTGGTATTGGAGTCTTAAAGTTTTTTATTGAGAATTGGAGAGTTATTCTACCATTATTGATTGTTGCAAAAGGTTACACAATGATCATGGCTGCGGCAACAATATATCAGACAAGAGCCATGCAAGCACAAACAGCAGCAACTCTGCAAGCAATAGCAGCGTCAAACGCACAAATAGCAGCAAGTGCCACTGGGAATGCAGCTAAATCAGTAGAGACAGCGATAGTCCAAAAAAATACAGCCGGTTGGATAGCTAATGGATTTGCTCAAATGAGTGCATCTAAAAAAGCAGCAATTTTAGCAACGGTTCTTGCAGGATTGATGGCCGTATTTTTAATGACTGGTTCTCCTGCTTTCTGGATGATGCCATTTGTAATAGCGGGTGCAATTTTTCTGATGGGGAAAGCCCTTGATACTGTCAAAGGACAGGCTTTGCTAGCAGCGGTGGTGTTGGCACTATTGGCTGGAGCATTTGCTCTTATGTTCTACGGGATCTCAGCAGTTGTTGACTCTATCACTGGTCTCTTTGAAGTTATGATCAACGGAGTCAGCGCGCTACCGACAGTTGTTGGTTCATTGATAGCGTTGGGTTTTGCGTTTGTGTTCCTAGGAAACATGGCAACATTTGGCGCAGCCGGTATTCTTCTTGGTCTTGGTGCTTTAACAGCCATGTTGTTGATATTCAAACTAACAGGTGCTTCTTTCGCAGATATGTTTGGTGCAGGTGATGAGATATTAAAAATAGGAACTGGTATGGAGAGATTGGGTACTGGTTTATCAAACCTTAGGTCTTCTGTTGCATCTTTAAAATCATCTTTGGGTGGTGATGGGTTGTTTGCTGGTTCTATTTCAAGTGACTCTTCATCAATTGTTATGGGCAAAGGGGTTGCAATTGCAAAACTATTTAAGAATAGCAAGATTGAAGTCGAAGTAAAAACACCAGAAGTGAATATGCCCAAAATTACAGTAAAAGTATTTATTGGGGATGAAGAATTAAAAGATATTATTAGAAAAGAAATAACAAGGACAACATAGCATGGCAACAAATACATACAAGGACCAAATAAAAGTATTAAATTGGTATCAAGCATCACCAATCAGAAATTTCCCATTGGGCACAGACAGGTCTTTTAATCATTCATATTATACCAATAGTCTTCTGTACATAGGAGATATGCAGTCTAGAGTTACTGTTGCTTTTAAAGCATTTATTGAAAAATTTAATATTAAATTAAGTATCGAACAGGAAGAAAAAAAATTAAATGAAGGAGCTGTAATCACTGCTAAAAACCTAGGATTTACTTACAACTTAGACTTTAAAATTCCTTCGATATCAGTAGATGATGCTTTGGTCAATTCAACCAGGGTTGAAATGCTAGAGAGGGGCCTTGAGAGGTTAAACAGGGGCATGGCCGACGAGGGCGCCACAGCCTCAAGCGATTTTCTTCCGTCTGATAATAGAAAAGTGGTTCTTATGGGTAACTTAATACAAAATGGAAATTATCAAAAAAAACACAGAATGGCAGATTTTGATGATTTATTAAAATATGGACTTCAATGTTATTACACAAAAGTCTCATACGAACCAGAAAATGAATTAGGGTATTTTGAATACGAAGATAAAATTTGGCCAAAATCCTATTCTTTAAGTTTGGAATTGCATGTACCAAGCTGGATCGATGAAAATCTTAGAGTTATTGCTCCATTCACCGAAGATGGTAAGGTCGACACAGAGATAGAAAAATACGAAGGCCATTGGCCTTTTGGAGTTAAAACATTATGAGCAAGCCAAAAACAACAGATAGATCTGAGAATTACACATCATACGCAAAATCCCACATAATTATTGGAAACAACAATGTTGTAATTAAATTTAAACCTTTTATCGAATCTATTAAATTTGACACAGACTCCACTGCTTACAAGAACGATGCTCTTTGGAGTAGCCCAGTCTACAAGACAAAAGGAATAAAAAGTAAAAAGGTGAACCTATCTTTCAATGTTCCTTCTATGGATTGGTATGACGCTAAAGATAATCATATTAGATTTCAAAGACTACTTAGAATGATAATGCCTGATATCTATAAGTCTGCGCGGACCAATATTTGGGTTAAATTTGCGAACTTAATACACAATCAAGCGCCCGGAAAATTTCAACTTAGTAGTGAGGGCACCAACAAAAATGCTTTCAGCAGGCTAAAAGATGAAAAATGGGGCGCACATTGTTTTGTAAGAGATTTTTCATATGAACCAGATATCAAAATGGGCTTTTTTGATCAAGATGGGATGATGTTTGCAAAAAATTACAAAATTAATTTAAATCTTGAGTATTACACAGATAGCTTGCCATATGGCGGCAGATATTCTAGCGATGCAATTGAATATGGCGAGGCAACAAAAATCCCAGGCACGTTATTTGGGCATTCTGTTAGTTACAACAAGAAAAAGAAAAAAGGAAGATAAAAGATGCCAATTTATGTGAAATTTAGAACTACAACTTTAAACAAATCAGAAAAAGAAAGTATTCTTGACATCAGAGATGTGGAGAATATCACTATCTATGAAAATAATCAGTTTTCAAAAAACTTTTTAAACGAAGAGATACCAGTCGTTGAGCATATCTGGAAACATGGAGACAAATTATATAAATTAGCCGCCACATATTATGGTGATAAAAGTTTATTTTGGATAATTGGACTTTTCAACAACAAACCAACAGACGCACATTATTCTTATGGAGATGTTGTATTTGTACCTATCAATTATGAAGCAATCTACCAAAGTGCGGTGGAGTAGGAGATCATGGCAACACTACCAAAATTATCAAAATATGAATATTCTTCTGTTTACAAATGGTTTGAAGGTGGCTGTCAAAGTGGACAACAACCAAGTCCGCGCGCCTATCTAGGTTATGAGATAGGTGTCGTAGTTGGTACGTCTCACAAATTCTGGAGAAACGATCAGATCACCGAGCCGGCTGCAATTGTTGATCCAAAAAAATACCACCCATGGTTGTTAAGAGTAGTGGCGCTTGAAGAACAAGTACGTCTAGACGGAAACCTACCGTTTGCGGGAGCCATTTCTGAGGATTTTGTCAGAAATTATTGGGATAAAGCCATGCCTGCTCCGTGGAGTAACACCCCATATGATAGCTTAGATGGGACATGGTTTGAAACCACTTTTGGATACGGGCCAGACATGAAAGCAATGCATGAAGTTTACAGTGGATTGTCAATTACCCCAGCCGACTCTTGGAACTCATTCACCAAAGAACAAAAAAAAGAAATAATTTTTTGGCTTATGTTTGCCCAGCAGCGAGTGCCCAGTGATAATACCGGCAAGGGCGTTTATAAATTAACAATTGATTCCAACAATTCGCTTGTGAATGCTCAACCTTTTCACCCAGTGAGAAAAACATCTTTCACAAACTACATGCAGTGGCCATTGGGTAGTATGAGCCTTAGTAGGGGCGAGATATTTTCTTACGTTGAAGATTATGAAAGCCGAAATAAATGGCATGATACTGGTAATTGGGGACAAACTACCCAAGCTGGCTCCAGCGTCACCCAGCCAGCCGTATACAGTTCAGGTCTACCATCAAGCAGTACTCTTTTGTTTAATTTAGGCGCAAGAAATAACCCAATAACAATAGAATCGGCTATGGGGCTGAACTCGGCAGGATATCTGCTAGAAATTGGATATGTATGGAATAATGGAGATTTTAAAAATGGAGAATATGTTGTGGGCGCTGCGCCGGGAAAACTTATAGTTACCCATAAGTTAGCTGCTTCAATTTCTAATGCATTTTTTGGCATCGCAATACAAGACGATGATCATTTGCATATTTACCGAAGTTTACAAGATCAGCCGGGTTTGTTGGATGGTGGTATTGGGAGCCCTGCCTTTGAAGTAGAAGATGGTGGTTGGAATCTTGGGAAGGGGAGAAATGAATCCCCGGGGAACGCTAATCAGCTCAAACAAATTCTGCAAAAAGAGGCCAAGGATCAACGCCAAAGGAATGCCAATGCCAACTCCAACGCAAATGCCGGCAGTGGAACACCCGATGGAGATATCTACAAAAAACTAGAGCAATGCATTCTGTTATCTGCTGTTCCGGTTTTTGATAAAATTGGAAGAGAACAATATCATAATGACTACAGAAACACGCTTACTAGTTCTAAAACTCCCCATGGCGGAAGGGTTATGGGCTACGCAACCAATCCATTAAATACTTTTATGAATTGGGCTAATGCCACAAATGATTTGCACGATTTCACACAAGATTATGGTGCTGGAGATGCAAATACTGTTGATTTTAACTACGAATTGTGCGTTGTTAGACAAAAAGAAGTAAATGGTGTGGATGTGGAACTTGAACTGCCAATTATGTTTGCTGGGCAGTTAAATCAATCTGATTTTTTACTACGCAGGGACAAGACATTTGGAAAGTTTAAACAAGTTACAACTTATGGAGTCGGTTTTGGAAAAGCGACAGAAGTTACCAAACAGAAACCAAAACAATTAACAGAAATTTTAGGAGACAATCAAAATATTATTTCTCAAATAAAATTCACCTCTCTTAAACTAGAATTTATGGGCGAGAATCAAGCCACAGCGACAACAAATGTTGATGTTGAAATAAAATTAACAATGCCCAATTTGATGTATCTCCAGACAGTGTATTCTTCAACAATAAAATATGAAGGTCAAGAAATAGAGTATGACTACAAAGTTTTAGATTTATTAACATATCAATTTTTAGAAGAACAAGGTAATGATATTGAAATTAAAAAATTTCAAAAAGGAGCAAAACTGTTTAGTCCAAAATTCTATAGAAATCACAACAGACTAACGTTAAAAATAGCCGGAACAACAAACAGTAACAAACCAAGCGTACAAAATTACATATTTTCAAACGATTTAATATTAGATTTAAAATTAATAGATCACACAATTAAAAGAAATGTCGCAATTGGAGATGATCAAAAAAACGATGAATTGACAATTAATTATAAGGGTTTCATCCGCAGCCACTTAGCAGATCCAAAATATGATGTTTTAAGAACACCGCAAGAGTTGCAAGGTTTGATAGCAGATGAGGAAAAACAAATAAGAAAGTTATCCGCAAAAGAAATTACAACAAGAGAGCAAAAAGGCGAAGTTATTAGCGACATTAAAGAATTCACTCAAGCACAAAGTGTAACAGTTAAGGCGCAAAAATCGCGATTTGCAACAAATATATTTAGTAAATTACAAACCAATAACATGATATGGCGCTTTGAATACAAACCTCAAGAGATTTTGTTAGGCAATATTGTCGATGGAAAAATTAAAAATCCCAAAAAGGTGTTGCAAGAGATAAACAAAATACCAGCCGGCTTTCCAAAAAAAGTAGGCAATTACACAACAGATGAAATAAAGGAGGACAATCTTGCCTCTACACACAATCTAGATTATTTTTATTTTGGTGATTTAATTTACTGCTTGATGGACAACATATACGACAAAGACGCAAGCGCTCCGGATGATAAAATGAAAAGTGAATTTGAAAGATTTCCTATTAAGGTTTTGTTGCCAAGTTACAACCCAATTGTGTTAAAAACGCCGAAAAGTGGTAATGACTATTGGGACATAGATGTTGAGAAAGTATCAAACTTAAGTTGGTTTCCAATAGCTGTGGATTTTTTTAACGATTGGATTAAAAGAGAAGTTGTTGAGGCTGATGTGGATTTCATGTCTTTGGGTCACATGATAAATAAATTAATAAATGAATTAATGAATGGTTTTTTTCTTGACTCTTGTTATGCCAAGGGATCGCAGGCTTATTTGAGGTTTGGAACAAAGTCAGATTTTTCTGTTTTTTATCAAAGGGCTGCAAGTAAGCCCCAAAAGAACAATAAGGACATGATGAATGCAAATAGTGATTTTTTTTCTCGGATAGAATTGGGATCCATGCAGGCAATTCCGGCTGCAGATCAAAATTATAGTAGCGTTGCTGTGTTGGATGGTCAATACGCCCCATTCTTTCTGAAAAGCACCGATCTGCAAAGATCAGAACACTGTAATTATTTAGTTGTCTATCAACAATCAAGTGTTTATGACGATTTTAAAGATCTATCATATGATTCTCAAACCAGGAGAGAACTAAATATTCCATCTTTCAGTATTAATTCCGTAGATTCCCTTGGTGCCTCTCAAGGTTTAACCACATCCATTGAATATTCAAAGGCTGAAGGTACATATCAAAGAGAAGCGCGTTTTGAGATTGAATCTTTGAATTCTCTTACTCAACTGGCTTCTGTTTACAATGTTAAGGTCGACACATCTTGTATTATGATGACTGTTTTTCCGGGGTCCCTGCTGTGGGTAAACCCTAACCTATACAACGGTCCTAATGTTCGTGGCTCAGTTTCAAATTTGCTGGGTATGGGCGGATATCACCTTGTTGAGTCAGTAGTTCATGAAGCAAACATGGCAGGAAGTTTATTGACGAACGTTAAAACCACAATAACTGCTAATTGGATTTATCATGGAGAGTCTGGTGGCACAAAAACCGCTGAGAGTCGCCCAAAACTACCAATAATCGAAGACAAGCTTGATGAAGAACAAATAAGAGATCACCATCACAAGGGCGCGGGAAATGTCACAGAAGTTATCAAACCTAGACAAGGATATGTAGATCAGAGGGTTGGATTTCTGAAACGAGGTGAAGTGTTCTTTGATGCTGCTGCTTTGGCACTTAATATAACTGTACAAGACGGTAAAAAATACTATTATATTGTTCCTGGGAGAGGAAATGTACCAAAGAAATTAAGCACATGGAGAGGAATAGCGGGCAACGCTTCCGGCAGCTCTTTTATAGATGGTACAATTATAGACCGACAAACAGGAAATAAAAAGAAGGTTAAAATGATACCTGTTGAACAATTAAAGAATCAGTCCGGGATAATAATTAAATAATAAGAAACAAGAGGAAAACACTATGTCTATTTTTAATGGTAATAACAGATTGAAGTCTTTAAAAGATTTATTTGTTGAAAAATCTAAATTTCTAACACAAGCTCATGAAAAAGAAGGACCAGAAGTCTTCGAGCATCTTTTTCTAGAAAATATTTTGTATGGAACAATTGATACCAATGGTTCCGCGATTTACCCAAAACAAGAGGAAATAGGATACTTTTCAGATAACACAAATTCAATTTCCGAGTTTAAAGCGTTTAAAAGTTTAAATGCAATTTATCTAGACATAAGAAGAAATATGCAATTCTCAATTAGTCTAGGTCAATCTGCGAATGACAATGCTAATTTATCTAAAATGAAAATAACAAGAGCATATGAGCCTCCTATTGGAATTTACAAGAATTATTTGGCAAGTATTTTAACTGATTTCAACACAATGATTGTTAATAATCCTTCTATCTCTATTAATATAACACATTTTGAGCAATATGTCAAGGAATTTTTGGTATTTTTAAAAACAAATCACTCTCAAAAACCAATAACACTTTCAGGCTGGTTGGTTTCTTCGGAAAATTCAATATTTTCAACTGGGCTAGCTGTTTCTATTGCTGATATTGCTTTTGATGATGACAATGCAAAGTATGATGAATTTATGAATTCATCTTTGTTTGATTTCTACAAAGATATCTGTAGGAATAGAGGGGCATATGTATGGAAACACTGTCCGTATGTTATGATAATGGATATTGGCTCCCCTGCTTTTTCTCGGAGAAATGGCGGGATAACTTCTGGTGCGTTTATAGAAAGATTTTATAATAAAGCTTATAAAATAGATTATAAATTATTATATAGAAATATTATAAACTATTATAATTTATTAGTAGATCAAAAACAATATGAGATAGTATTAAAATCAAAAAGCAAGAATTGTACTTTAAAAGAAATCTATTATAGACCAACACAATCCACAACAGATATTGATGACCTATACTGGATGAATTATTATCTAGATGTCAGAAATTGTGAGCTCGGATACCCTCTAGGAGACGCTGAGGTCTTAAGAATAAAAAAATATTTAAAAAATATGATGAATTCTCTTGACAAAGATGAGTTGACAGGTTATATTGATAGTAACTTCCGAAATGAAATTTTTAAATTACCGTATGGGACTTATGATTCCTGGAGGCGTTATCAAGAGAGGACACGCCAACAGGAATTACAAGAAGGAATAACCAGCGGGAATACGATTTTAGGAGGTTCAAGCGGAGGATACTAATGATATTTCAAATTTTAGATGACAAGCGAGACTGCCTAGGTCTCTTTTCAAATGGAGAATTTTACTATGGACACATTAAAAGAAGTTTTGAGAAAACCTGGGATTGGTCTCCTCACCTATCAGATGATGATTATGAATATGCTCGGATTTGGTGTGGCGGAAAATCACTTGAGGAAGCTTGTCCCGAACATCTCGTTGATCGCTTGGAGATCCACAAAAAGAAAGTTAAGAATTTTGTAAAAGCTGCCTCAATTGCTAAAATCAATATCTCAGATATTTGCCTTTTTGATATTATTCCGGAACAAGCTCTTTTGCACTGGTGTCAAGTAAAAAATGAAATATGTGAATATGTTTTTGAAAACTACACCAAACCAGCAAATCACAAGTTTATGATAGACCTCAGCAAATTGGTTCATGATATTTCCAATAATCCGGTAGTTTTGAACCAAGATCTACTATTTAATTACCAGAAGACGGATTACAAGGCTAAGTCACTTTGGAAGAGTTTTGGAGGTAAAACTTCCCACATTTCCTATGATATTTATGGTTCTGTAACTGGTCGTCTAACCACAAAAACAAATTCGTTTCCGATATTAAATCTCAAGAAGGATATTGCGGATATTGTTTTGCCAAAGAATGATGCATTCATTCAATTTGACTTCAACGGAGCTGAGGTAAGAACACTTCTGTCCCTGTCCGGTCAACCCCAACCTAAGGAAGATATTCATGAATTTAATGCAAAAATACTTAAATGTTCTCGTGACCAAGCAAAGAAAAAATTCTTCGCATGGTTCTATAATCCGAACAAAAAAAATCAAGAATTAGAGAGCATTTACAAGCGAAAAGATGTTTTGGTGAAACATCGTATTGACAATACAATAAAAACACCCTTTGGAAGAAAGATTGAAACAGATGACTTTCACGCATTGAATTATTTACTTCAATCTGCTTCCTCTGATAACTGTCTAGCGCAGGCAATAAAGATAAACAAATTTTTAAACGGAAGAAGATCTTTTGTGCACTCTGTTGTGCATGATTCAATGACAATTGATTTAGATAAACACGATAGAGATCTAATTACTCAAATAAGGCAAATATTTGAAGACACAAGATTAGGGCACTTTAAATCATCAATGCATATCGGCAGAAATTACAAAGACATGGAGGAAGTATGACAGTATTAATTGGCCTAGGAAAAGCAGGTTGTGATATCGTAAATAGATTTTCTGATAACTATAAAAAGATAACCATAGATGCTGGTTCGGAACTCCCAGAGTTCAACTCACCAGAAGACTACGACCAAAAACTGACCGATTATGCGCACCTTTTGGACTTTGAAGAGCCGGAGTGTTACTTCTTTGTGTGCGGAGCCGGCAAAGTATCTGCGGCATCTTTAAGACTTCTAGAGTTGATACAATCCAAAACAATAAATTTGGTTTATATTTACCCCGAAGAAGTTATGCTATCTCCCACGCAAAAAAAATTAAACAGAATTGCATTTAATGTTTTTCAACAATATGCAAGATCAGGTCTCTTGAATTCCATGTACATTATGTCAAATGAAGAGATTTGTTCATTTTTACCATATTACTCTATTGAAGATATGTATGACAATATTAACGAAGCAATTGTCAATGTTTTTGAAAATGTAATATTTTATTTAAATGAGAAGCCAATGTTGGGATCTCATCATGAAGCAAAAGATGTTTCACGCATCAGAACTGTTGAATATGGAGATTTTAACGAAAACAAAAAAAATGTTTATTTTCCGCTTGACAATGTTACCGAGACATGTTATATTAATATAGTAAGCAATGAGGACATGAAAAACAATAGAGAATTATTGGATCTGCTTAAAGGAATGATAAAAGAAAATACTGAGAATAATATTCTCTCTTCCTTTGTCGTATTCAGATCTGACTATGAGCATTCTTTTTATTATGCAATTCGGTTCACACATTATTTGCAAGAAAAATAAAAAAAATATTTGACAAGTTAGAGATAACATGTTATATTATAAAGGTAAGCAAATGGAGGACGCATGTTTGTAATTAATGGATTTAAACTTCCAGAGGACACTAGAGCTGTAAAGCTTGAACCCTCACCATCCTTAGACAAGGCAGTTGTGGAATATGATAAGGAAAATGATATTCTTATCTACAATGTTGAAGCTTTGATTGACTGCTTCATTGAAAATGGTATGTCATATGAAGAAGCTTGGGATTGGTTCAATTACAATACCCTTGGGACAAATGTCCAGGGATATCCGAAATTTATTTACAAAAAAAAGTAAAAAAATACTTGACAAACTAAACAAAATATGTTATAATATAAGAGTAAGACACGAGAGATGACAAACTCAACAAACATAAAGAGGTTATTGACTTGATCCGGTGAAAAAGTCAAAAATAGACATTTCAATAATAATAAGGAGGAAATATGTCAAAATCTGTAACTATCTATAATGGAACTTTCCGTAAGCTTAATGGTAATACTCGCAACATGCGATTTATTCGCAAATCTGACCTTCCAACATCAATGGTTAATGAAGATACAATTCGTACCCTTGAAGGAAAAACCGGCAATGAAGTTGTCTTTGATACTGATCGCCGTGAGTTCCGCCAATTTAATTGGAACACTGTCGAAGGTGAAGTTACCGAAACACAGGCTACATTTAACTTCTAAGCCCTCCTGTGGATGAAGCGGTTTTTGGGAAGTTTCCGTAAAAAACTTCCCCTGTTTTTCTTGACAGTATCAAGAAGATATGTTATATTAATAATGGGAGCACGATCAAAACTCTGCTTACCTTAGTCCGAGATGACAAAAAACATCGCCTAACTAATGGAGAAAACAACATGGCACTTAATATTGAATTAATGAAGCAAAAACTTAACAACTCACAAAACAAGAATGCTGGAAAAAACAGCGGAACCAAATGGCGTCCATCCGAAGGAGATCAAACTGTTCGTATCCTTCCAACTAAAGACGGTGATCCGTTTAAAGAGTTCCACTTTCACTACAATGTAGGGAAGAACCCTGGGATCTTGTGCCCTAAGAAAAATTATGGAGAACATTGTCCAATTTGCGACTTTGCCTCCCAGTTGTGGCGCGATGGAGTTGATAATAACTCTGATCAAACCAAAAATGCTGCAAAAAAACTCTTTGCTCGTAAGCGTTACTATTCACCAATTATTGTCCGAGGTCAAGAGACCGATGGTGTAAAGATTTGGGCCTATGGTAAAATGGCTTACGAGACACTCCTTGGATATGTACTCGACCCAGATTATGGTGATATTACATCCCCCAAGACCGGAACTGATCTGGTTCTTACCTACACAGTTCCGGGTACCCCCGGGTCTTTCCCAAAGACCCAACTCAAACCCCGTCGCCGACCATCCGTGTTGTGTGATGATGCAATCGCTGACTGTGATGCTTTACTAGATAGCGTTCCTGATATCGAAGCACAATTCAATCGTATGTCATCTGAAGAAATTCAAGCTCTATTGGACGACTATCTGTCTACGGATTCCTCCTCCGAAATGTCCTCCTCTGAAACTGCTAAATATGGCAGTGCCGTAGACAAAAAGCTGAACGACTTTTTAAGTTAGCGACAGGTCCTGAGTATGACCGAGAAACTGCTCTTTTATTTTAAGTTTTTATTTTTAGGTGAGAGCAACCTTAATGGCTCGGATGGAGATGGGATTTACTGGCCTTGGTTATAGCTACTTGGGTTAAAGGAAACAACAATATGACTATTAACAACACTGTAATTAAAAAATTCGATAATACCCCTGATATCGAAAAACTCTATGATTTGGTAATTCCAAATATTGCATCATACGATAATATCACACAAGCTTTTATGGACTTGATTGATAACTCTTTTGATGCACACGCAACAAAAATAATCTTACAAATTCACGAAGATGAAAATTGTAGACCCACAGGTTATTCTATTATTGATAATGGAACTGGTATGAACGAAGAGATACTTATGGAATCTTACAGGTTCGCAGGAACATGTCAGCATGAAAGAGGAGAGCTAGGAAAGTTTGGTTCCGGTGGAACAACAGCATGTTTTACTTATGCATGGAGAAAAATTACTTTAACTAAATCAAAAGACGGACCCCTTCTTGTGGCTGAATTGAATTTGAGAGAAAGCAAGTCTCCTTTTATCAGACAACCCACAAAGCACGAAGAAAAACAATTTTCAAAGCTTTGTGGTAAACATGGCACGATAATTTCCATCTATGATTTGAAACAAGACAAGATGGAATATGCGAGATCTGGAGATCTTAGAAACTCTATTGTTAAAAACTTTGGCATGTTTTTCTTTGAGCGCCTCGGAGCATCAGAAAAAATGTACGTCCAAATTCCAAACAGATCAATTAATACCAAGATTAACTCTTATGATCCTCTGTTTTGGGATAACAGAGATAACTTGAAGTCTCATTATCAAGAAAAAGTTCAATTTGGCGATCATGAAATTGTAGTTAGATTTTCATTAGTTAACAATAACATGCTCACTGGTAGCGAAAAGAAATATGAAAATCAAGGGATTTATGTTTCCAGAAATAATCGCCTAATCAAAGCTGGTGGTAGTTTGAAACCACTGTGGAGCCTTGAGACCCAATTGAATGGTGGCAGAGTGCATTTCTCTTTCAACGATGCTTTAGATGGTGATAGTGGTATCAACGTTGCCAAGAACAAAATTGTTCTATCAGAGGCTCTAGCGAATGCCTTGGAACCTGTAATCACAAAATTTAAGAAAGAGGTGAGACAAAAATACAAAACTCAATCTAATTCTGAGGAAGTAAAGAAACTTTCCAAAGAAGAAAAAAAATTCGTACAAAAGATTGATGCTGTCGCTCCTTTGCTTAAACTTCCTGAAGTAGAAACAAAAGTAAAGTTAACAAGACCCGGTAAAACCGGTAAAAAAGGAACTCAAAAATCAAAAGGAACAGGCAGAACAAGGTTAAAAACTGCGACCAAGAGAAAACTACCAGAATTTCGCCATGTTAAGGCAGTCGGCGGTGTTCCATTTTGGTATGGTTTTGAAGAAGGCAAGATGGTAATAAATATCAATGATACTCACAATTTCATAATAAACTACTACAACAAGTCAAATGATAAAGGGAAAGAAGCCCTAAGAAAAATCTGGACAGCGCAATGTTTAGTTGAGCACGAATATTACAACGATCCAGATATGTGTGATATTATCTCTCAAGTTTTTAATGACACACATAGTAATTTAGATAAAGTAGAGAGATTATTAAAATAACTTTTCGCCCTGGAGCATGGCACAAAACTGCTCCAATTATTTAAGGAGAAACCAATGGCAAAAGCCGGAAAAATTGACCTAAAAGCAATGCAGAAACTTGTTAACAAAAAGACCGGTCTAAATGTTGCTCATAACCTAAAAGAAGAAAACCCAACCGTGGTAAAAGAATGGATACCAACTGGATCGCGTTGGCTTGACTCTATCATTTGTAGAGGAAATCAAGCTGGTATCCCTGTGGGAAAGATTACCGAGATAGCAGGTCTATCTGGTTCTGGAAAATCATTCCTCGCAGCGCAAATTGCTGGTAACGCACAAAAGATGGGGTTATTCCCTGTGTATTTTGACGCAGAGTCGGCAATTGATCCAACTTTCTTAGAGAAGGCGGGAATAGATACAGAACAAATGATGTATATTCAGGCTGTTTCAGTGGAAAAAGTACTTGAGACAATTGAGATGCTTATCGACCAATATGAAGACACAAAGTTTCTTTTTATCTGGGATTCTATTGCTGCTACCTCTTCTGAGAAAGAAATTGAGTCTGACTTTAATCCTCAATCGACAATGTCGGTTAAACCAAGGATTTTTGGCAAAGCCTTTCCAAAGCTAACCATCCCTTTGGCAGTCGGACAACACACTTTACTGATGATCAATCAATTAAAGACCAATATCAATCCTCAAAATCCAATGGCAGCTTTGGTGGAACCATTCATTGCTCCTGGTGGAAAGGCTATTGAGTATTTTAGCTCTTTAAGAATTTGGCTCACGAAGCGAAAATCCAAAGCAGCATATGTCACAGACCATACTGGTCTTCGAATTGGATCTGAGGTAAAGTGTACCCTTCAAAAATCTCGCTTTGGTACAGAAGGGCGTGTATGTACTTTTAAAATTCTCTGGTCCGGAAAAGCTGCTATTCAAGATGAAGAGTCCTGGCTTATAGCTCTTAAATCATCCGGAACAAAAAGACTTAAACTTTCCGGTGCATGGTATACACTTACACATGCAGACGGCAAAGAAACAAAATTCCAAGGAAAACAATGGATTGCAAAACTTGGGGATCCTGGGTTTAGACAAACAGTTCTAGACATTATGGATGAAGAGATTGTAAAGAAATTTGATTCTGAAGGAAAAAATTTTGGCGTGAGTGAAGACTAATTTTGTTTTCATGTTTTCTCCGGCGGTGGGTTGTGGTTGGCCCACCGCCTTTTTTTATCTTTTTACTTGACAATTTGAGGGCAATGTGTTATAATATAGAAGAGACAAGGAGGTGATATGAATAATAGATTATGGCTACTGATTGATTCAAGTTTGAGAAAGATGTTGCATGCAAGACATTGGGTAACTTCGCTAGACCCATACAAAGAAGATATCGAAGTAGCAATTGAAGCATTAGAAAGAGCAAAGAAAAAAATTGAGGAGGAAAAATGAACCAATGTCCATACAAAAACTATCGCACTAAAGTGTTAGAGTTTATTGATATTTTGCGGCAACCCAAAGAGGAATATGGTGGGTTCCCACCTTGCCCATTTGTCGGAGCAGAGATAGACAAAGACAAACTGATGATTGAGCTTTTTGACCCCTCAACAAATACAATTCTAGAAATGCTTGAAGTATTTGTTGAGTCAAAATACGACAGCGCTTTATTCGTTCAAGTTACAAACGATAAAATCTCCGCAGAAGAGACTTTTGAATATCAAAGTTTCATCAATAGAATAATAAAAAAAGCTGGCTACGATAACTTAAAGTGTATTTGTTTTAATCCAAATGACTCTGTTGATATTGACGGCTTCAACGTAAGACAATATGCACCCTATTTTTTGATAAATATTGCAAACAGAGATATTTTAAGCAAAGCGCATAAAAAGCTTTTAAGTACAAAATATTTTGATAATATGGAGAAAGAGTATCTAGATTATCTTCATGTTAAAGAAGAACATTTAAGGAGGAATAAATGAAAAAAGTTATGATTATTGACGGTCTCAATATGTTTTTGAGATCTTACATCGTGGTGCCATCATTAGATCCGCGAGGAAACCCAAGTGGAGGAACGTTTGGGTTCATGAAGTCTCTACAAAAGATTTGCGGTAAATTTCAACCTGATCAAATCGTTGTTTGTTGGGATGGAGAAGGTGGCTCTCAAAAAAGAAAGCAAATCGACAAGAATTACAAAGCCGGCCGCAAGCCGGTTCGTTTCAATAGGAGGCTTATCGATCTCTCTCCAGAGGATACTGAAAAAAACAAGTACAATCAACAACTGCGTTTGATGGAATATTTGAATGATCTCCCCGTGATCCAAGTGATGATAGATTACATTGAAGCTGATGATGTAATTTCTTATATTTCGACACACAAAGTATATGAAGATTGGGAGAAGCTGATAGTGTCCTCGGATAAGGATTTTTTCCAGCTAATTTCAAAAGATTGCAAGTTGTATCGCCCGATACAAGATCAATTGATAGATCACCCTACCTTATTAAAAGAACACGGAATTCATCCCAAAAATTTCGCATTAGCGAGAAGTTTAGTCGGAGATAAATCAGACAATCTTCCGGGAGTCCCAAGGGTTGGAATCAAGACTGTCGCAAACAAATTTTCATTTTTGCAAAATGATGAACCCTATGAAGTTGAAGATATCATGAGGCACTGTGAAACACTAGAAAAAAAATTAAAATTACACGAGAATATTTTGGAACATTCTGTGCTTGTTGAGAAGAATTACAAGATAATGCAACTATATAGTCCATTTATCTCTAACTTACACAAAAGACAAATAAATTTTTCTTTGGAAGAGTTTGAGCCAAAGCTAGAAAAGCTTGAATTGGTTAAAAAACTCGTCTATGACGGCATTGATGCTGGAAAGTTTAATGTTTTATTTAATTCCATGAAAAAAATAACTTTATAAAAAATAAAACTTGACAGACTTTTTCTAATCGGTTATAATATGTATAACATCGGAGGACACATGAATAACAAAACGGAAACGTTTCAAAGGTTTGGCAAGGCCTTTCAAGAAAAATTCTGCCAACTTATGCTTTCGGACAGACCATTCTGCGATCAAGTAGCTGAGGTCCTGGACGTTGAGTTTTTAGATTATGAGTACCTAAGAGTATTCGTTAGTATTTTAATGGATCACCGTTCGAAATACAAAGTTCACCCATCGTATGAAATTATGGAATCAAGAATAAGAACAGACTGCAATAACTACACAAAAGCTTTGAAAGAGCAGCTTTTGCAATTCTACGTCTCGGTTAAAACAACAGATAGAATTGAAAATTCGCAATACATCAAAGACAGCTCAATTGACTTTTGTCGCAAACAAGTTCTCAAGGGTGCCATGATGAAATCGGTGAAGCTGATTAAATCTTCTTCGTTTGACGAAATATCTAAAGTTATTGAAGATGCTTTAAAGTTGGGAACTGACAATAATTTCGGGCATGATTTTATTAAGGACTTTGAAGAAAGATACACAATTAAATCTCGTGACCCAATATCAACAGGGTTCGAAAGGATTGATGAGATCTGTAAAGGCGGTTTGGGTAACTCTGAGTTGGGTGTTGTTATCGCACCAACAGGTGCTGGCAAATCTATGGTGTTAGTGCATCTTGGCTCTGAGGCCTTGAAACAAGGAAAGACTGTTGTGCATTACACATTGGAGCTCCAAGATACAGTTGTTGGAAATCGCTATGATAGCTGCATCTCCAGGGTTCATCTATCAGATCTTTTTCATAACAAGAAAGAAGTTCTTTACAAAATCAAAGATATTCCGGGCCAACTAATTATCAAGGAATATCCGACAAAGTCGGCTTCTACCGAGACAATCAAACAACACATTGAGCGTCTCAAGAAGAGAAATATTGAGCCGGATATGATAATTGTTGATTATGCTGATCTGTTGAGACCAACCCGCTCTTCTTCTGAGAAACGGTTTGACCTTGAGAACACATACGAAGAGTTAAGAGCAATTGCGCAAATATATAAATGTCCTGTCTGGACAGCTTCGCAGACAAATAGATCTGGCTTAAATGCCGAGGTCATCACAATGGAAGCAATATCAGAAGCATTTAACAAGTGTTTCGTCGCAGATTTTATTTGCTCTCTTTCTAGAACCGTTCAGGATAAGCAAGCCAATAAAGGCCGAGTGTTCATAGCTAAAAACAGAAATGGCCCAGATGGTCTTATCTTTCCAGCATTTGTTGATTGGTCTAATGTCAATATGAAAGTTCTTAATAGTAGTGACGATGAATCGATTGCTGATGTGATAAAAGACTCCGAGACAAACACTTTAGAATTTTTAAAAGAAAGATACAAAAACAGAAAAAAATGAGGATTTAAAATGTTAAAATTAAAAGATGTTAGTGTGAGAAAGTTTCGACTTTCAGAGCAGTTTATTGCTCAATACAAAAAAGCCGAGGTTCCATGGGGGCCTGTCGGCTATGTTACATTTAAGCGTACATATGCTCGTAGATTAAGTGAGTTTGAAGATGGCGCTAAAGGAACTGAGGAATGGTGGCAAACCTGTCGCCGTGTTATTGAAGGCATGTTTGATATTCAAAAAAGACACGCTTTTATGATTGGGATTGAATGGAATGATGCGAAGGCCCAAAAAACAGCAAAAGAAGCATACGATAGGCTCTTTAACCTTAAATGGACTCCACCAGGTCGCGGGTTGTGGATGATGGGAACTAAGTTCATTATGGAACGAACAGGTGCTGGTCTTTTCAACTGCGCTTTTCGATCTACGAAAGACATATCTAGCAAAGGTGGCTATCTCTTTTCGTGGATGATGGATGCTCTCATGGTTGGCATTGGAGTTGGATTTGATACATTGGGAGCCAAGACCTTTACAGTTAAGGATCCGCACTGGACAAATGATACACTACTTATTGAAGATTCTCGTGAAGGTTGGGTTAATAGTGTGCATATCTTGTTGGATGGTTACATTCTTGGTAAAAAAGTTCCCAACTTTGATTACTCCGCCATTCGTGGAAAAGGTGAGCCAATTCGTGGCTTTGGTGGAACATCTTCCGGCCCTGATCCACTCATTGAGTTGCACAATAATTTAAAAGAATTACTTGAATCAAAAATAGGAGAACAAATTGAGTCGGTTGATATTGTTGACATTGAGAACCTCATCGGCCGTTGCGTTGTTGCTGGCAATGTGCGCCGCTCTGCTGCATTGGCAATTGGGGGCCACAATGATGAAGATTATCTGACAATGAAAAATGATCAAGAAAAACTTTATCATCATCGTTGGGGATCCAACAATTCCTTTGAAGCAAAAATTGGAATGGACTACACATGGCATGCTTCTCAATCTGCGATTAATGGGGAGCCCGGCTATATTTGGTTAGACAATGCACGTAATTACGGAAGAATGAAGGATGGAAAGCGTTCTGATGACCTTAAGGTTATGGGGTTCAACCCTTGTGTAGAGCAACAGCTTGAAGATGCAGAGCTTTGTTGTCTGGTGGAAACTTTCCCCGCAAAACACGAGACGTACGAAGATTACTTAAGAACACTCGAAATTGCTTATATGTATGGCAAGACTGTGACCCTGATCAATACTCACTGGCCTGAGACGAACGCAATTATGCTAAAAAACAGAAGAATTGGCTTGTCACAATCTGGTGTGATCCAAGCGTTCAACAAATTTGGAAGACGTAAAATGCTACAGTGGTGCGATAAAGCATACAAACATGTAGCAAAGCTTGATAAAGACTATTCTGATTGGCTATGTGTGCCTCGCTCTGTAAGAACGACATCCATCAAGCCATCCGGAACCGTGTCACTTCTCAATGGCTCCACACCAGGCATACATTATCCAGAGGATGAATACTATATTCGTCGGATTCGTTTTGCTATGACTTCCGATATTCTTCCTACACTGGAAAAAGCCGGATATAAGATTGAAAAAGATTCGTATTCTCCAAATACTATGTGTGTAGAATTCCCAGTTCATGAGCCATTCTTCAAGAAAGGGAAGCGTGACATCTCGATGTGGGAGCAACTTGAAATCGCATCACAATACCAATATTATTGGGCGGACAACTCTGTTTCGATTACAGTAACCTTTAAAGAAGAAGAGGCTGGGCAAATTAAGGATGCTCTTGAAATGTACGAAGCAAGATTGAAAGCCGTATCGTTTTTGAAGTATCAAGAAACAGGGTACAAGCAAGCACCGTATGAGCCGATAACCAAAGAAGAATATGAAAAGATGATTAAGAATATCACACCGGTTCAAAAGATTGAATCCAATGAGGGTGGTGTTGGTTCTAAATTCTGTTCAAACGACACATGTGAAATATAGGAGTAAAAAATGAAACCATTTAACAGACATGTTCTTGTCAAATTAATTGAGAAAGAAAAAAAAGACGCACAAAGCCTGGTGGTTTTGCCAACAGACTACAAGCAGCCCGAGTCGCCACATCAACTTGGCGTGGTACTTGATGTTGCAAAAGACTGCTCTTTACCAGTTTCCACAGGGGACACTGTGGTTTTTGAAAAAAGAACTATGCAAAAAATCGAAATAGATGGAAAAATGCACTATTTAGTGTTAGAAAATTACATTTATGGGAGAATTTAAAATGAAATTAACTAGACTTAAATTAAAAGAGCTAATCAAAACGGTTATCAAAGAAAACCAAATGGCTCTTGTTGAGGAAATATCCTACTTAGACGAACAAGCAGTGTTCGATGCACTAGCAGGAAAAGATTTTGGTGAGGAAAGAATTCTTACTCTTGGAATTATGTCTGGACAAAACCCCGATGCCATTCAAATGTCACCAGAAGAAAACGAACAGCGTAGAACTGCTCTGGAAGCAGACATTAACGCTATGGGCCTAGATGCCATTCGTGTTGGTGGTGTTTTTGAAGGAAACCGCGAAGACTCTCTTTTAATTATCAATCCCCATAAGGTCGCCAGTGAGACAGCTGGCGGTGGATCTCCCGTGGCTCTTTCTAAGAGAGATGCCGCTCAAGTTATGGATGGTCTTAATCAAAAATATGGTCAATGGGGTTATGTCTTAGGAACAAAAGAGCCAGATGATCCCGTTAATCAAATGCGATTTGAAATGATGCAAATGGAAAAATATCCAGGAAATGTGTATGATGATGAGCCCGGAGCTCCCGATGAAGATTGGGAGGAGTTTGAAGATATGCATGCTGGCGAAGACTACATGAAAGGACAAACACCAAGCCCCGAGTCAGCAGCTTTCGGCAAAAAAGCACCATACTCTAAAACCGCAAAATCAGTTCAGAATGTCCCAGATGAACAAGAAGATTTTTATTCATATGTACAAGATCCAAAGAAAAAAGACAAGCAAGGTAAAAAATTTGGAATACCTCTTTATGAAGTTAAGGTTGGAAAGAAGCTTCTTCGCATCAAGAGGCGTAAATGAAAGACTATGAAAAATCAATTGATCTCTATGGAGATAACATCGGTAGGGTGGACTATGTTTCTCATATGGGTAGCGACCTTACCGTTGTTAACAGTGCTCGTGTCTCTTTTGGGAATACAAAGTCTGAATTGGATAAACGAGATAGGAAACTCATACGGTACCTTGTTTCCCACAAGCACACTTCTACTTTGGAGCATTGTGTTGTTACCTATAAATTTACTGTCCCTCTATACATTCGTTCTCAGCACCACCGTCACAGAACGTGGAGTTATAACGAAATTAGTCGACGATACACAGACAAAGAACTTCGGTTTTATTGTCCACGAAAATTTAGAACTCAACACAAATCAAACCGACAAGCTTCCAACACAGAAGAACTAATTAATCCTTATTTATGGAAAATGAAAAGCGGTACTTTGATACCAGCCTTTCACCCACCCGCGTCAGAAACCTATAGAGAGCACTGTGCTCACTCCCTTAGGCTATTTGAAGAACTAGTTAATAAAGGAGTGTGCCGGGAACAGGCGAGGGGTGTTTTACCACAAACTCTATATACTGAGTATTATGGTACTGTTAATCTTAATAATTTACTTAAGTTCATTTCTCTTCGCATGCACGATGGCGCTCAATGGGAGATCCAAAAAGTTGCCGAAGCATGTCTTGAAATTGCCACCGACCTCTTCCCAATCACCGTTGGTGCCTACCGGAATATTTTTGACTCCGGTGATGTTCAAGAAAGGTGAATTGGTTGAGCTAACTTATTTTGCGCAAATACTGTGCATCGATGTAGATGTTGCGAGCATTGGAATAATAATGTCTGATGCTCGCAACTGTAGTATAAGGGGCGGTGATGAAAATATCAGTTATTGGGTGTATGATGTGTTTGTTGGCTCCGAACTAGTTACTGACATACCACAAGACTTCATGAAAAAGGTGAAAAATTATGAAAATGAAGAAAATTTTAAATGAATGGAGGCGTTTTGCAATAAAAGAGGCTACTATCGCCAAAACTCCTTTAGAAAAGGAAATAGAGGCAAAAGCTAGTGAATTAGGTATGCCATACAATGAGAGGTTGGCCAATATAAAAGCATCAGCACACGCTGTTCATTTTCTCCAAGGTGGAGAGATTTCCAATCAAAGCGAATACCTATCCAGAGTTGAGTTTGGGCTCTCCGCTGCTGAAAGGATAAAAAACATTTATAACAACTCTTCGCTATTCGCTGATCACTTCGCAGTTTTTGTTGTTGAGTCTCCGCCTTTAGATAAAAGATTTGGTGACACAAAAAAAATGCGTGGCGTTAAGATGATTGACATCTGGACTAGAGAAAATACGAATAATTTAAAAGCAGTTTTAGGAAAAGGATCAAACGAAGATGAGGCATATTCTGATTTGTTTGAAAGATTCGGAAGGTTTGTAGAAATGCTAGACAATAAAGATTATGACTTTAGACAAAAATTGGGTAGAATGACCAGCTCTAGAACTTCAGATAAACGACACTCTGGTGGTGCTTTTTCCACTGGCCTGATCGTTCTACCCACAGAAGCCACGGATAAAGACAAAGAATACATTGGGGAAAGATACACTTTTTATATGCAGAATCGTGAAGACCCAGCCTACATAATGGCTTCTTTGGCTGAGAAAAAATTCCAAGAGGCTCTAAATAGAGCTTTATCACTGTGGAGAAAATATCCTTTTAAAGATGGCGAAGAAAAACAAATCTTCGCTGGTGCAGTTATCCGGATGGAAAGGGCCCTAAAGCAATCATACAAAGACTTGCGAAGAATTGAGTCTGACCCTGGTTCCTATTCTGGTAAAACAATCAATAAAGAAATCTCAGATGAAGAGAAAGCAGAAGAACTACTTAGCAAAGCGAGAGCAGGTGATAAGCAAGCTGCCGGAGAAGCTTTCAAATTATTTAGAAAGATGAAAAACAACACAAAAGCTAGAGAAGCTAGAATGCTGATGAGGTAAGCATGAATTTAATTTTACAAAAAGTAATAACAGGTGGATCTCTAGAGTCGTTACTATACTCCTACATGACCGAGACACCGATAATTTTAACTCAACCCTATATTCCATTTGAACTTGAAAAAGCAGATTTCAGCGACATCTACAAGTTCTTGGGGTATGATACTAACACTGAGCTGACAAAGATACAGTTGTGGGACAGATTGGTTTTTATCCTCTCAATGGCTGGGTTGGTTATGATGCCTAACAATGTTAGAAACGTAAGGCAAGAATCCAATAAAATTATTTTTTCCCTCAAAGACAACACCAGATTTATTGTGGCATATGAGAGAAAAATAAGTTTTGATCAGCATAACGATGAAGATGTAACGGTTTATGATTGGTTCGATATCAATTCTGGTTCTAAAATTGAAATGGATGAAATTTCAGACACAGAAAATGCTTTGGTGAACAAAATTATCTTCTATAACTCAACAAGAAGAGGTCAGGCCGGCAAAGGAAGAAAGGATCTGGTTTCGGTATCCTTTATGAAATCTAGAGACATCTTGGAATATTACAACTCAGAGGGAAATGTAAGGCTTAAAACAATTGGAATGATGAAAGATCAAGGGCTTCGGGGGACACCAAATGGATACAATAAGTTCGGAAAGCAGTTGTTCTATGCAATTAAGCTTGATCATTCACACAGGGAAATAGTAAAAAGCTACACGCCGAAATACACGGTGCAAGAAATATTTACAAAATTTAAACAAGAGAAGGAGACATGGAACCTAACGAAAAAACTTTTACGTCACAAGCAAATTTCCATCTTGCGGGAATCGTGCCGGTTGCAGGTAACCGTGTAAACTTAAACTTTCCATTTCCTAATGTTATGATGCCGGTTGCTGATGACTACACACTACTAGATGCAGCCATTGTTGAGTGTGCATATGCTGGTTGTGATACAATATGGATAGTTTGTAACGATGACACGGCGCCTCTCTTGCGCCATCGGATCGGAGACTATATAGAGGATCCATCTTATTATTACTACAATACATCTGCCAATCGAGATCATCGCAAACGTATTCCGATTTTTTGGATACCCCAACACCCTAAAGATAGAGATAGGAGGGATTGCCTATCTTGGAGTGTCATCTATGGCTCTCTTGTTGCGTTCAAAACATCCTCGAAGATATCCAAGTGGATAATCCCAGACAAATACTATGTGAGCTTCCCTTATGGTATCATAGATCCACGAGAAGTGATAACAATGAAAAGCAAAATAAGCTCACAAAAAAATTTCTATATTATCTCAGACGGAAAAACAGTGCAAGATAATATCTACACATCATTCACATTTGGCAAAGATGAGTTTATCAAGTATCGAAGAAATGTCCGCAAAGGAACCGGAAAGTGGAAAGGTGATTATGGAAATATGGAACTTTTACCAATTGAAGATCGCTGGTCTGCTAGGTTTTTTGAATTAAAAGATGTCTTTACTGACTTGAGCTTGAAAGACGCCAATGTTTTAAAAGTTGAAAACTACTTCAATATCACAAACTGGGAAGAGTATCAAAAATATATGAGATCTGAGTATTCTGATAAGATTGTCAAACCTCCAAAGGATTTGTTTTCATACAAAGAGTTCCACGGCGTCGCAACCTAATTATGATATGTCCATCGAACAGAAGAAATACAACCGCCTGAGAAAAGAGTTGCAATATCTCCAAAGCGAACTGGAATATGTTGAAGAGGTGCTAAGCGAGTGGCACCTTATTTTTGAAAAATATCACCGAGAATACTGCAAAAGAAAAAGCATCGACCTAGACACGCTTAATCGGCAATCTAGTGAAAAAGTCCATCGCTTACTTCCAAAAACAGTAAGAAAAGACACTGCTGTTGTTGTCAATAACAACAAAAAAGACAAGGATGTTTTTAAAAAAATCTACAAACAGATTGCCAAGAAGATACATCCAGACATTGGTGGAGACGAAGAAAGCTTCAAAAAAGCCACATCCGCAATGCAAGAAAAAAACTTTGAAAAATTACTTGACATTTGCGATGAACATGCTATATTAATAGAGATAAATGAAGAGATAATAAGGATTTTGAAAGAACAAATTTCAGAGACAAAAGATAAAATAAAGAAAGAAAAATCTACTTATTCATGGAGTCTTTATTCGTGTGCTGATGACAAATGCAAAGACAATGTGATAAAGAAATTTCTTAAACATCTATTCAACTATGAGGAAAAACAATGAAACTTACCGCGAAAGTATTAAAAAAACTAATCAAAGAACAAATGCAAAAACTAAAAGAAGAAGTTAAATACCTTCCGTTCGACCCAGATTCAGGCGCGATTTATTTCATAAATCAAGACGGCACTAAAGACAGTTACTATCTTATGGGGGAAAGAGCGGTGAGGAAAAACCCCAAAGAGAAAGTGGTTCGCGCTGATCCTGGTACCCCCGAAAGAGATTTGTACGATGAAATGATAAGAAGATACCAGGAAATTGGATACAGCTTTCAACCAGCTCAAGGTGGTTTCCCTAGAGATTTGGTTGTCCCTCCAATGGATAAAGCAGAGCCAACACCAGACAGTCCAGATGACGTAAGGCCGGTAGAATTCTTTTTCAGATACGTCAGACAAGGGAGAAATTGATGTTTGATCCAAATAAACTTTTACTATGTAAAATTATGGAGAGGGGAGGTTTTATTAACGCCCATGCTCATTTTGATCGGGCATACACAGTTACTGAAGAGAATATGGAAAAGGTGGTTAATTACCACCTTTTTGACAAATGGAAGTTTATTGATGGTTTCAAAAAAAACGCCGACACTGAAACTTACATCAACAATATGACAACAGCAGTTGATAAGCAAATCAAACAGGGTGTTGCCGGCGCCATGACGTTTGTTGATGTTGATAGTGTTTGTGGATTTAAAGCCCTAGAGGCAGCACAGAAAATAAAGAAGAGGGCCAAAGAGAAAGGTTTTGACCTTAAGATCTGCTCCCAAGCATTGAAGGGAGTAATTGACCCAAAAGAAAATGAACTGCTTAGAAGAGCTTTGGAAATGGACTACTTAGACGCCATCGGTGGCTTACCTAGAGCAGACCAGAATTATGAACAGGCTCATCTAGATGAAATTCTTTTCTTAGGGAGAGAATACGGAAAGAGAGTTCATGTGCATGTAGATCAACTTAACGACAATAACGAAAAAGAAACAGAGTTATTAGCGCGGAGAACAATGCATTGGCGCATGGAAGGAAGAGTTACTGCTGTTCATGGAATTTCAATTGCCGCCCATGATAAGAAATACAGAAAAGAAATTTACAGGATGTCCCGTGATGCGGGACTCTCTTTCATTACTTGCCCAACCGCATGGATAGACTCGCGAAGATCGGAATGGCTAACCCCAACACACAATTCAATAACTCCAGTTGAAGAGATGTTAGAATATGATTTGGTGGTCGCAATAGGGTCAGACAACATTCAGGATGTGTATAAGCCATTCTCTGATGGGAATATGTACACAGAGTTAAAATTTTTACTAGAGTGTCTGCACCTTTATGATGTAAATGCACTTGTTGATATCGCTACCAAAAATGGAAGACTAGTTATTGGTATGGAGGATGAAGACATTGGGAAAAAAATTTAACATTGGGGATCTTGTGTTTTATTCCCCATCAATAGATAACAAATATGCAGATGGCACGAGGCAGTTGGGTGTAATATTAGAAATTAAGACTGATGCAAATCCTTTATTTTGTAAATACCCAGAGACAGAGCTGTTCGCTCACGAGTATATAGTAAAGTGGTTTGAATCCGGATATGTGTCTGCGCTTTTAGAGTTTAATTTAAAAAAATTAAAAATTCCTATTGACAAATAAAACATATCATGTTATACTATAAAAAGTAGGGAGGAAATATGATTGGATCACTAGTAAATTTTTTTTACGGAGAACATCCGGACAATGTATGTGTTATTGTTGGAGAATATGGAAAAGAGTACAACAAGTTTCATGAAGACAACAGTGACTATGAAAATGAAGAAGATGAAACACTGTTTCTGGTCTATGATTTAAAAAACAAGCAGTATTTTTATGCCATGCTAAACGAACTAAGTTTTGTGTATTAAAACATGGGGGCGCAATGGTTTCGACAGGGTAGACATGAAGGACAAGTGCAAGTAGGTATGAACAACCTTAATCGTTTAAAAACAAATAATTGCAAATAATAACGCACACTTTGACGTAGCGCAAGCTGCATAATCAACGCCGGTGTCTCTTCCGGTGTGAAACAAGAGACTAGTCGGTTGATCTGGACAAATAAATATTGATCACCCTCTCACGTTGTAGCGGAGGTTAAGCGCGGCAAATATCTTGTTGGTTAGAGATACAACCAAACAAACTTGTGAATGACTTTAATTTATGATGCTGTGGACGAGGGTTCGATTCCCTCCGCCTCCACCACTTTTTTAGGAGAACAAATGAGATATTTTTTATTATCGACAATTATCGCATGCGGTGGTGACATTTCAATCATCACCACAGCACCAGATAAAACCCAAGACACATCGGATGTCATTGTGGTAGAAGATACAGAGGCCCCAAGTGAACCCTCAAGTAGCCCCACAAGTGAGCCTGAGTCTCAAATGACAGAATTATCTGTGGGTCTTGCAACCATGCACTTCCGACAGATCTCTTGTCCTGCTTGTGTCGGAGCATCCGGAGAGTTTGACATCCGGGCAGAATTATTACTGCATTATCCAACATCCGGTGATTATTTTGACTACATGACACCGGTCGGAACATGCACAACACAACTGTTGGAAACATACGTAGGATCCCAGCCCTTACCAGCTACACAACCAGCTATGTTTAACAGCATTCAATTAAACCCAAATGGACAAGGAAGTTGGGAGAACGGATACCTCTATGAGTACCAAATCCAGAGGCAAACACCCCATACAATTACTAGTGAAAACGGTACGATAATCAATGCATTTACGAGCATAGAGGGCTTCGACGACATTCAGCCCTACACTTTACTATGGGTTGATCCTTCTTACGCTTTTGATGCTGTAATTTCCAAAAATGGGACAAATTTTACATGGTATCCTGCGTTGTATGGAGATGAGTTTGAAATCATCATCGCTGTGTATTCACCCGATGGATCACAACTACTTGGTGCAGTTTCATGCCAAGAGATGGATACCGGATCTATGTTTATTCCAGGTAGCTACTTTCAGTCTTATCCCACATGGTCATTGGCTGCTGTGCATCTTATCCGACACAGAATAGACAGCAGGCCTGCCCCTGAGTTGAATGGCTACATTGACTCTCACATGATTTGGGAAGTAGTAGGAACAGGGCACATAGAATAATTTTGGCGTTTCGGGTGAAGATTCAGAGATAAGGTTTCCACTCCCCGAGCGTCTCTTTTCTATGAGGAAAAAACAAAAAACACTTGACAACAACCATAAATAATGTTATAATATAGAAGTAACTGAGGAGGAATATATGACAAAAGATTTAAACAATGTTGAGACATTTTTAGAAGAAGCTGTGTTGTTTTTGAAAAAAGACAATATTAGTTTATGTGAGCAAAGCGACGACGGCAGAGTCAATTCATCAATTGACGAAGATATAGTGCTGGGAAAACTGAAAGGGAAATTTCCGAAGCAAGTTACTGTGATGCCGCCAAGATCTTGGTGTGATTTTGTTCACACACCAACCGGAACACCTGTTAATTTTAAGTCGTCTAGTCTTGCCGGATCTGATAATTCTTGTAATTTTTTAACAATTTTGCATTGCTTCACAGATGTTAAAATCTCGTCTTCTAGAAAGCCAAATAAAACAAAAGACATAAAAGATTTATTTGATTGGATAAAGACAAACAAAGCTGAAATTGAAAAAGAAAAGCTCAACATAAAAAGAGACTATTATTTTTTGATTATCAACAAAAAAGATACTAAAGATTTGTTTTACACAAGCATAAAGCAATTAGAAGAAATCAGTGTAAATCCAAGCAACTTACCATTTCAAGTTAATTGGGGCAAAAACCGAAATAAAAAAAGCAGAACTTTCAAACAAGCCTTTGAGTTTTGCATGCATGCTATTAAGTCTGGAATCAAGAAGCAGTATGAAAATTCTGGATACGTAAGAGCGATGGAGCTATTATGAGCGATACAACTATTACAACAACAGAGAAGCCTCAGGATACAGAAGAAGAAGAGATAATAGATAAAGTGAAAAACCTAGGACAGGTCTTTACAAGAGAAAAAGAAATTAAATTAATGGTATCTCTTATGAAAAACAACGGCAATGTATTGGAGCCAAGTGCCGGTACTGGTAATTTCATAAAGTATCTAAAAAACACCACTGCGATAGAATATGATGAAACTATATGCCCACAAGGCGTTTTGAATATGGACTTCTTCGACTACGACACAACAAATAAATTCGATACAATAATTGGCAATCCACCATATGTTGGTTTCAAAGAGATTGTTGAGGACACAAAATTAAAGCTGGATTTAGATAAGTTTGACAAAAGAACTAATCTGCATGTCTTTTTTATTGATAAATGCTTGAAGCACCTTAAAAACAATGGGGAAATAATTTTTTTAACACCTCGTGATTTTATCAAACAAACATCAGCTATTCCGTTAATCAATGAACTTCACAAATCTGGCACAATAACACATTTCTATGATTATGGTGATAAAGTTTTGTTTTCTGGTTTTTCTCCCAATTGTGCGATTTGGAGATTTGAGAAAGGTAATTTTTCTAGAAAAACAAAACTGCTAAATTCCACAGTCGTCAATCAACAAAATATAGGGGGACAATTTGTCTTTTCAAATACTTTGTATGACTACAGTCTATCGAATGTCTTTAGTGTTAGGGTCGGAGGGGTTTCTGGTATGGATTCGATCTTCGTTAATAAAAACGGAAACGAAGATTTTGTCTATTCAAAAACACACACAACCGGAAATACAAGAAAGATGTATTACAATGTAAAAAATAAGTTTATGGAGTCAAAAAAAGAAGAGCTGCTGAAGAGAAAATTAAAGACGTTTGATGAATCTAATTGGTGGCTTTGGGGGCGAGATTTTACAAAAAATAACGACAAAAGAGTGTATGTGAATTGCAAAACTAGAAAATCCAATCCCTTTTTTACTCATACATGCAAAAATTTTGACGGCTCAATCTTAGCCTTGTTTCTAAAAGATCAAACACTAGATGAAAGACACTGCGCTGCCATATTAAACTCAATTGACTGGTCCGACTTGGGCTTCAAAGTCGGTGGGCGATATTGTTTTTCACAAAAAGCATTACAAAATACAAAAATACCTAAAAAAACTGCAAAAAAAATATTGACACCAAAAGCAAAATAGGTTATATTATAAACATAATTGAGGAGGAATTATGAAAAACATTAAATTTGTTGGGCTTCATGCTCACTCGGGCGTTGGATCGCCCTTTGATGGATTTGGATATCCACAAGAACACATGGACTACTGCTTTAACAATGGAGGACAAGCACTGGCCCTAACCGATCATGGGAACATGAACGGCTTTGCTTATCAAATCCTTCATGCTAACAAAATGGCAAAAGAAGGTAAAGACTTCAAGCCAATCTTTGGTGTTGAAGCTTATTTTATTAATGATGTTAATGAATGGAGAAAACAATATGAAGAACACAAAGCAGACAAGAAAAAAGCAAGAGAACTTTCAGACAAACAATCAGGAGTTAATGTCGAAGAAGAAGGAGCTACTAAATCAAAAGGTCGCTCAATTAATCGCTCTCGTCATTTAGTTCTCCTCGCAATGAACCAAACCGGTCTCAATAACATCTTTAGATTAATCTCAGAGAGCTACAGTGAAAAATATTTTTACCGAAAGCCACGCATGGATTACAATCTTCTCAGTAAATACAGTGAGGGTGTAATTGCCATGTCTGCATGCCTAGGTGGTGTTTATGCTGGTTGTTACTGGGAAAATATTGAAGACGGAGAAGAAGCTGTTCTTGAGTGCATGAGAGAAACCACTCGTACTATGATTGGTATTTTCGGAGATCGCTGGTATGGCGAACTACAATGGAATGCCGTCCCAGAACAACATGCTCTTAACAGATTAATCATTCAGATACATAAAGAATTTGATATCCCTTTGGTATCTACCGCCGATTCTCACTATCCCACACCAACAGCTTGGAAAGATCGTGAGCTCTACAAGAGACTTGGTTGGCTGGGCCGTGGTGCGCCTGAATGGCTTGACATGACACTCCCCGGCGCTGTGTCTGATATGGACTATGAACTGTATCCAAAGAATGGAGAACAGATGTGGGAAGACTACAAAAAATATTCACAAGGATTTGATTATGAAGATGAACTCGTTTTGGCCTCAATTGAAGAGAGCCACACTATCGCTTTCGAACGCATTGAAAAATTTGTTCCAGACACCACTGTCAGGCTTCCTGACTTTGTTGTACCTGCTGGTCGTGATGAAGATGATTATCTCCGCGATCTCTCAATTGGGGGTTTAAAATTACTGTCAAAGCTCAACGATGAGTACATTTCTAGAATAAATCATGAACTTAAAGTAATTGCTGATCGTGGGTTTTCAAAGTACTTCTTAACCATGAAGGCGATTTCTGACAAGACCAATGAAGTCCAGCTAGCTGGCCCTGGTCGCGGTTCAGCTGCGGGTTCCCTTGTGGCTTATGCTCTTGGTATCACGCAAGTTGATCCGATTGAGTATGGGCTCTTGTTCTCTCGTTTCTTGCGTTCAGATGCAACAGACTATCCGGATATTGATTATGATGTATCTGACCCCATGGTTCTTAAAGACATGCTTATTGATGAATGGGGCGATGATGTTGTTGTCCCTATCTCAAACTGGAATACATTGCAGCTTCGTTCTCTACTCAAAGACATCTCTAAGTTCTATGAGATTCCTTTTAACGAAGTAAATGCAGTAACAAACGTCATGATGAAAGAAGCCACACCTGCGGCTAAGCGAAAGCATGGTATTCGTGCTGGTGTCTATACACCAACATTTGAAGAGACAATTGAATTTTCCGATAGTCTTCGAAACTTTCTAAATAAGTATCCACATGTTGCTGATCACGTTATGGCTCTTTATGGGTCTTATCGCTCATGCTCTCGCCATGCCGGCGGTGTGGTTGTTGGAGAGCAGTTAAATAAATACATGCCCTTAATATCTTCTAAGGGTGTGCGTCAAACTCCATGGTCTGAGGGCCAGAACGTCCGCCAGCTTGAGCCCCTAGGGTTTATTAAGTTTGATATCTTGGGACTATCTACACTTAGAATGATTGAGGGTTGCATCGAGCGTATCTTGAAGAAGCAAGGTAATGAGTCTCCAGAGTTTAAAGACATCAAGCAGTTTTATGACAAACATCTACATCCAGACGTTATTGATCTCAACAACAAGGAAGTTTATGAAAACATTTTTCACTCCGGACAGTGGGCAGGAATTTTCCAGTTCACCGAGAAAGGAGCACAATCCTTCGCCACCAAAGCTCAGCCGAACTCCATCATTGATATTGCAGCTATTACGTCTATCTATCGCCCAGGGCCTTTATCGGCTGGTGTGGATAAGCAGTATGTTGCTGCTATTAATGATACTCTATCAATTAATTACCTTCATCCTCTCGTAGAAGAGGTTACCAAGGAAACCTATGGTTTTTTGATTTTTCAAGAACAAATTGCGATGCTAGCTTACAAGTTGGGCAAAGGCATATCAATGGATGAAGCAAATCTTCTCCGCAAAGTACTTACTAAGAAGGGTACGGGAAAAGGACATGAAGTTAAAGAGGCGATCAAGGCGAAGTTTATCGAAGGTTGTGTCGAAAAAGAGATTTCGGAGACGGAAGCGAAGGAGTTATGGGCTACCTTTGAATATTTCTCTGGTTATGGCTTTAACAAGTCTCATGCTGTGTCTTACTCCATTATTTCTTATCAATGTGCTTATCTTTATCACTATTTTCCTACTGAGTGGATGTGCTCTTTTCTTGACAGGGAGCCCGACACTCGCAAGGAGAAAGCGATTAACATTGCTAAGTCTCATGGTTTTAGCATACGGCCTATTGATATTAACAATTCTGGTGAAAATTGGGAAGCACATGGCGATGGCTCTCTCGTTGCCCCACTAACGACCATTAAGGGTCTTGGCGATAAAGCAATTGAGGAAATTGTTGCACATCGTCCCTTTGAGACTGTTGAGGATCTTCTGTTCAATGAAGACATCATCTACAGAAAACTCAATAAAAAGTCTCTGGATGCCCTCTGTCGCTCTGGCGCTCTAGGGGTGCTGATAGATGATCGTTTCACGGGCGACAAACACTTCTGGTCTGCGTGTTGTGTGGATCGCCCAAAAAACCTCAAAAAACTTGCGGAAAACATTGAAGCTTACAAAGAAGCTGGTGACTTCTCGCTTAACGATAAAGTTGAATTTCTCGCCGAATTAACAGGTATTTTTCCCATGAACTTGGTTGTTCCAAAAGAAGTGAAACAATCAATGGAGAAGTTTTGTGTTCCGCCGATATCTGAGTTTGACTCTGCACTTGGAGCATGTTGGGGAATTCCACGAAATCTCAATCTTCGTAAGTCAAAGAATGGCAAGTGGTTTGCTGTAATTGATTTAATTGATTCCAATAACAAACTTACAAAACTTCGCTACTGGGGCGTCAACAAAGACACAATACGTGATGAGATCCTGTTGAATGAAGTTTACATAATAAAGCCCCAATATTCTGACGGCTGGGGTTTTTCCACCAGAGGCCATGTTGATAAAACATGGAGACGAATGACAACCAACAAGGAGAAGTGATGAAAGGCTTTAAGAGTATCAACAGGAAAGTATGCCATGGCAAGCTCGTGTTTGCTAGGATTGTGGAAAATATCGCTTGGGATGAAAACCTAGAGACAGAAGTATTAGAATATTCAAAAAAAATGAAGCCCGGATTTGTTTTGGAGGTCAGCAAACACTTTGATGGTTATTACCTCGTCAGATTTTTTGATGGAGAAAAAGCTTATCATTGGGCCGCTGATTTATTTGAAAAAATTGAAGAAAATGACTTGACATATCTAGAAAGATAGGTTATATTATAAATGTAAGGAGGAAAATATGTTAGATAAAAAATTACAACAAGAAATTATTAAGAAGTTTAAAGGAAAAGGGGGACCACCTGATTGTGAGTCATCAATCCTTGACAGTAAAGATGAAAAAGGTCACGTTGATGTGTTTGCCATGGCTTCACTAGCAGCTAAGATAGCAGAGCGTTGCTGGCCGGCAGTTATTTCTGCAAGAATTACATCAACCAGAGATGGTGTGATGTACAAAATTGACCGCAAATGCTTTCGTGGTCTTGAATATGCATTTAAAGTAAGAAAGGGGGAAAAATGATTAAATTACAACATGTTAGTATAAAAGACCACGTAATGTGGGTAAGAGAAGAAAGTGTAACAGCAGTTACAAAAGTTCCACAACACCCTGTCGAGAAAGGAGTCGTTTATTGGAACATCCATGGTGCCGGCTGGTCAGTGATGGTTGCTGATCTACCGACACAATTAAGATGGATGGTGAACTGATGAACCATCTGATGAATTGTCACGGCGAATGGAATGCTCTGTTTGCCTTGGTATCGACGGTACCAATATTTGGTGTATGGATTAAGTGCAAATTAGGAGAAAAGAATGACAAAAAAAATGTTTAGTTTGCTAAATTATGTCGGCCACAAATCAAAAATATTAGATCAAATTACAGCGCATTTCCCAAAAACCCTAAGGGGCACCTTTTGGGACATGTTCAGCGGATCCTGTGTCGTTGGGCTATCAACTTCCTACAATAAAGTGCACTTTGTGGATAACAATAAATATCTTCAAAATCTTTACTCAAACCTAGATAATCCAAAATTTATTGTAGAACTTGAAAGTATGATCACCAGATATAATCTTACAAATAGTTCTAAAAAATCTAGATCTGAGTATTTAAAAGACGCCAACATCGGAACATGCACATGGCAAGGGAAGACTATCTCCAATTTGCATTTAGACCAGTTGAACAAATCAGGTTACAATCGTTTGCTGTGTGATTTCAACAACAATAAGTTTAGTGGCATCAAACAAGCTTGCGCGTATATGATTCTTACAATTTACGGAAGAAACAGCGCAGTACGTACCAAGAAAGATGGGACGCTTTCTGGAGGTGTTGGGCCACTGGACTTTTCCGCAAGGGCAAAAAAGAAATACAATGACCATGTATCAACAATGAAAGGTAGAAACTTGATGTGGACAACTGGTAGTTTTAAAAGCATCCGGCCCAAAAAAGATGACTTTGTTTATATGGATCCGCCCTATTTAGCTAGCGGCTTCAAATACGAAGGTTGGACCGAGGAAGATGAACAAAGTCTTCTAGATTGGATTGACAGCCTTCCGTGCGGCTGGGCTTTGAGCAATGCTTTTGTTTATGGAACAAAAAGTAACCTCTTGCTGCAACAATGGGCCCAAAAGAAAACAATAATCAACATCGACAAAAAATACCGCAAGTGGGCCTCAAAGGGCCAAAGTAGTATGAAAAAGAAAAACAAAAGAAACGCAGAAGTGCTAATATTACCATAGGAGAACAACATGTTAAATAATAATCTAAAAATAGTCGTGGAGCAGAAATATGAAGAAACCAAATCTAAGGAGGAGCACATCGCTGATTATATCGCGAGTCTCAAAGCGATTGAGGAGGCAATGGAGCCGTACAAAGAACAAAAACGAGAACTTAAGAAAGAGTATCTTGATAAAAAATGGCTGTCCAAGGAGGACATCTCATTGTCAGTGCGGGCGTTGCGCCTTATCAAAGACGATATCGACATCGGAGCTTTGATTGATATGTATCAAGCATTGAAGGGAAAAGAAGATGAATAGGGCCCAGCGAAGGAAGTTGGGAATAAAAAAGAAGCCTGACCTTGAAAAAAAGATTGGGCTCTTTGATAAACTTCCAAAGCAATGTACAAACTGTGACAGACCATTTGATAAAAAATCAAAAGAAATGGCGATGACTTGGTCGGTTGTTGTCCGAGAGAAAGAAAACAAAGTGAACTTGTATTGCCCAACATGTTGGGACAATGCACACAAATTGATAGCTCAAATAAAGGAGGAATTAAATGAGAGTAAAAATAAAGAAACTTGACGAAGAAGCAGTTATTCCTAAATATGCTCATCTTGATGATGCTGCGGTTGATCTCGTAGCAACCAGAAAGTGGGAGGATGAATTTGGTAACCTTTGCTATGGCACAGGTCTCGCCATGGAAATTCCGGAAAGCCATGTTGGATTGTTATTCCCAAGATCCTCAATATCAAAGACTAATCTTCGACTATGCAATTCGGTCGGAGTCATTGATTCTGGTTATCGTGGAGAGATAATTTTTAAGTTCGACAGGAAAGGTTTTGTGGATCAAACCTATGACGTCAAAGATAGGATAGGGCAGATGATGATTGTTCCAATACCTTTAATTGAATTTGTTGAAGTGCAAGATTTACCAAAGAGTGTTAGAGGTGGGGGCGGCTTTGGTTCTTCCGGGAACTAATTACACCATGGAAACAAAAGATAAAAACAAAAGAATTGTCTTTGAAGCTTCTACGCATAAACATGCTCAATTAAAAATTCGGCTTGAATATGATAGTTTATCTCAAGCCGAATTTTTTCGCTGTTTAATAGCGGGGTATCTAGATAAAGATCCAAAGATAATAAAATTTATTGAGAGCTACAAACTAGAAAAAGGAAAGGATTCCAAGAGGAATGCAAAATATAGAAAAAAAGATAAACAGAAAAGTGAAGAGTTGTTGGAGCGTTTTGGCATCAAAGACTCAGAACTAGAAAACATCTTTGATTTGATCGAAGAAGAATTTCCTGATTTGTAGAGTTTTTTTGTATTTAAGGTTCTATTTATTAAGAATTTAAGTTTTAAGGAGATTTTAAACTATGAGTAAGAAACTTTTATCCGAAGCCCAGGTCCGCCGTTTCATGGGTCTTGCTGGAATTAACCCAATTAAAGAAATGGCGTACAAACACGATGATGAAATGCGTGAAAGCGAAGAACTTGATGAGATGCGAGCCAAGAAAGACGATGAAATGCGTGAAATGCGAGCCAAGAAAGACGATGAAATGCGTGAAATGCGTGGCCCAATGAAAAAAGACGATGAAAAACTCATGGATGAACAAGAGGACATGGATGTGGGCTTGGAAAAGGATGATAAGCCCATGGGAGATGAAGCCGGAGATGCTGATATTGAAATGGACGAAGAAGATCTCGCTGATGTAAAGTCCGCACTTGATACACTCCAAGACAAACTCGCGCCCCTCCTCGACCAAGCAGGTGACGAAGAAGACATGGATATGGACGATGATGAACCAGCACTAGACGACGAGCCTCCCGCTGATGATATGGACGCTCCCGAGGAAGAACCAGAGATGGATTTAGACAAAGAGCTTCAAGAGGTTGACATGGAACTCACAGAAGAAGAGATCGTTAATGAAGTTGCTCGCCGTGTTGCAAAGCGTATTGTTGAGGCAAAACGCGCTCATAAGAAATTGAATGAGGCCCTCGGTCGCAAAAAATAATTTATTTCTTGACAACAAGACAGAATTGTGTTATATTATAAGGACTTGAGGAAGATAAAATCTTCAAGTCCTTTTTTATTGGAGGTTATATGAAACACATTATTAAAAAAATAATTAGATTTGGAAAAAAAGACAAAAAAGAAAAGAAAGAGGCGAAAGAGACCGAAGAAACACAAGAACAACAACCTGAGGAAGAGAAGCCACCCATTGATGTGAAAGCGTTACTATCTGGTATGGCTGATGAGATGGAAAGTAGAACCATGTTGCTTCAAGGAAACGTGGATGAAGAGAAGGCCGGAGAAATTATTTCAGGTTTTCTAGCTCTCGCTGACTTGAAAGCGCCAAGACAAGATCTACAAGAAGGTGAAATGCCTTATGATCCAATTACAATGTATATTTCAACATATGGAGGATCAGCAGATGAGATGTTTGCTATCTTTGATATCATGAATCACTGTAAAAAATCGTGCCATATTGAAACGGTTGGGATCGGGAAGGTCATGTCGGCAGGCACCCTAATACTTGCTGCCGGTACGAAAGGAAAACG